TGTGCCGCATCAATTAAAGAATCCTGTAATCCTTCAACATTATTTGTTGCCATATACATCATTTTCAATGGATCATTAAAATCACCTATTGCACCACCTAAAACTTGTAAATTAGCGGCAAGTTCTAATGCCCCTTCAGGATTCATTACTTTATCTGCGATTTTAAAAACTTCACTCATTGACATTCTAAATTCAATTGATTTTTTTATCATTGTAGTTAATCCGTCAATTCCACCTTTAAAACCATATTCATTTAATTTTGATATACTTGATCCGAGTTCTTTTGTTACATTTTTTGAATTGACACCTAATTTCATCACGTTTGAACCTGCTTCTTTTATACTTTCAATGGCGTCTCTAGCTCCAAGTCCTATGTCTTGAAATTCTGGTAACATATCTACCACGTCATCTAAATCTCCAACATATGCTTTAGCCGCTTTAGCCGCCTCCACCCATGTGTCTCTATTGTTCATTCTAAATAAACCTATTTCACTATTAAAATCTTCAGCGGCATCAACAAGATCATCAAAACTAATCCCCATTCTTAAAAGATATGGATTAGTTTCAGTTAGCTCGTCTCTAAAATCTTTAGAAAATTGACCGGTTAATTTCATTCCATTATTAACCCTGTCCAACAATACTGTTTGTTGTTCTAAATACGTTTCAACTTGTTCAAATGCCTTTTCAATAATAATCTTACCTATCTCATCAAGTTCTTTAAGTTTTCCTGTTGATTCATCAAAAAGTTGACCAGTAAGTTCACTTACTTTAAATGTTTCATCTTCGTAAGTTGGCATTTGTGGATAAGATGATAGTTCTTGTGTTTTGGCTATTGCACTAATTCCACCAGTAACTGTTTGAATAAATCCACCACTACCACTGCCACCACCACTTGTCTGAGTTTTATTATCGTAAGCGGTATTTATTTCATTAATTTCACTTGAAGTCGGTCTACATTCATTATCGGTTGATGGTTTACCTTCACTATTACACCAATTCGCTAAATCTTCACTATACTTACTAATAGCGGTACCGGCATCACGATATCCGTTAGTGTATCTATTTACATTTGGACGACTAGCCATAATATTTTATTTTTCTAATAAAAGATTCACATAAAATCTTCTTATATAAATAGGCATATTTAAAATATCAGAATAGCTAAATCCCTTTTTAACTAAAAAAAGAATCTCATATAGTATATTTTTACTATAATCCGTAGAAAGCGCGAAAAAATTCAACCCCAAATCCTATATTATATTGGATTTCTTCTCCTGATGGGGTTTTTGCTTTTTGTAATAATGTTAATGATGGTTTATTTTCATTAACAAATTTTCTAAAATCTTGTGAATCTTTAATTGGTAATTTTTCTATAAAATTTTTTATAAACATAGGATCTCTGTTATCATTAACAGATTTTATCATAAATTCAAGTCTTTTTGTCATTATTGGGGGAGGACCAACACCATTCCAATTTTTTTGTATTTCTTCTATTTCGTTTTCTTGTTTTTTGTTTATAAATTTAAATGTGATGTTGGTATTTGATTTTTGCATATAATATTTATATTCCCCTCTTTCATCCGAATTTAAATTAAAATCTTTAATTTTAACAATACTTAAATCACATGTGGTTTTAAATTCATTACCTGTTTTTGGGTCTATTAATGTAACAATATAATCTGAACCAAAAGATGTATTCCTTAAAAATATTAAAATAGCGTTAACATCATCGTCAACTAATTCATCAACACTAATATCTTTATCGAGTACTTTTCTTTTTAATAATTCATAAACAATATCTTTTGTTTTTGTTAAGTTTGGAGATGATAATATATTTTCATCTGCCGCTGTTAGGTATGCCACTCTTACGGATTTTTTATTATTTTCATAATATATTCCTTTAGATGGTAATTCAACAACGTCATATGCAATTGTTGGATCGATTTTAAATTCACTCATTTTTTTATATTTTGTTTTAATTATTATTAAATAAAAATTCCCATATAATTATATGGGAATTAGTAAAAAATGTAAATGATAAAATAAAATATTAATATACTAATATACAACGATCCATTCTTAATGATGTTGATATGTTTGCAATATCATCTCTAGAATAATCTAAATCACCAAAATTCAAATCAGTTAAAAAACAACCTTGTAATATCCATTTTTCAACGACAACACCTGTTGGATCTAACATCTCCAATTCAACATCTTTTTTATACCCAGCCGCATAACCCATACGTCCAGTAACTGATTCTGCATGTAAACGAAACCATTCCATTAATGCTTGAGCCGCGGATGGTCCAATTGGATCTTTAAATGTTACTTTAATTTCATTCCATTCAAATCTACCAGCAACATATGTTGATGTATTAATAAATGGAATTGCAACTGAATTTATTTTAGCACTTGGTCTTGATGATGAAACAACATACCATTCATTAATACCTAAAGACGAATCAAATCTTAAGATAAATCGGTTTACTCTCTTCGGTTCAAATGGAACCGGCATTTTCATTAGTAAATCTGCCATGTTTTTTTTATTTTTTTAGTTTTTTTATCTTTATTATAAATATATCGTTATTTAAAAATATTTTTTTTATTTAAAAATTGATAATATCAAAAATTTTTCGTAGTTTTTTACTCCAGTATTACTAGTTCCAGAATAACTACTTAAATAAATATCAAATAAAATAAAATATAAATAAAACTAGTATATAGCATCCAGTATACTGGGTAGGATATAAGTTTATAAAAATTATAATATTTTTGTTTCTCGTGAAACATTTTTTCCACAAAAAAAGTGGTCGATTTTGACCACTTTTTTATTTCTTTTAATAATTGATTATATGTTTTCAAATGAAGCACCTGTAGGTGTAATTATGAATTGTAAATCAATAAATTCAAGAGATCTAGTTGGTTTTATGTAAATTTTACCTCTTAAAGTATTTGAATCCAGATCTTCAGGATCGTTTGATACTGTTACACGGAATTCATATAAACCTCTTTCCTTCTTGATAGATTCAAGTATTGGATTCACTAATCTCAAGAATTCATTTCTTACTTGTTCGTCATTTTGTTCAAATAACAATCTAATTGCAACAGCGGATATTAGTTTTCTTGCTCTTAATAATAATCTTCTAACATTAATTCTATCCAATGCAGATTCTCTTACTTGTAAAGTTTTATTACCCCAAATTATGGTTCCGGTATCAGAAAATGTTGCAATTGGGTTAATTCTATTCTTATACAATAAATCTCTTTCATCTAAAGTTAATTTTTTAAATGCTTTAATTGAATTAACTAAACCTCTAGAATAACCGGCAACCGCGAACCAAGGATATGAAACATTATCAGTTAATGCGATATTTCTAACCACTTCACCTGTTGGTGGGATGTAAATTTGGGTAGCATTATCCCCATCTCTAATTTGTATCCAAGGCCAGTATGTTGCAGAATAGTTACTATCATAACCTAAATCTTCTAACATACCCACAACTTCTTCCGCATCACCAACATTTGGTGTGTTAATGATATATAAAGAATCCGCTCTATCTTCTTCAACCATATCAATCGCTTGATTTGTTAAAGAATTATGGTCATAAAAGTTCAATCCAGGTGTTGCGAATACATTTATATTTACCGCTTCAGGATTTGAAAATGTATTAATACCATTTAAGTAAGCGTAATAGTCAGAATTACCCTCATTTGTGTTAAAAACACCACCATTTGTTGTCCAGTTAGAAACATAGGTATTTTTACCAAAAATATACTGATCGGTATTTGTTTTTACATTTCTGTATATATCCCAACCATCAAATCCACCATATGCTGCGAATGTGAATTTACGGAATGTAATATTTTCAAATTTACCTTTATTTAATCCTTCTAAATCATATGGTGTTGTTTTATATGTGGTACCAGTTATTGATGCTGCGTTTACTGATAAATGGAAACCATGAGTTGTTGTATCTTCAGAACTTGATCCTTTGTATTTAAATAAATCTTCATCATATTTAAACCCAACTTGTGAAGATAAACCTAAAGAAACTTTTCTAACTTTATCTCCATTTGTTGTTTGTGGTGCACCATTAGATTCATAATAAACAATGTCTCCAGCATCAAAATATTCAGTTTTATACATCACACTACCTAATGTAGAATTTGTACCAAATGAAGTATTACTTGCAAACCCTTTAAATCCAGCAGGAACCGCATCAATAGGTGCGTTTTCCATCATTTCTAACATTATATATTTTGATTTTAATTCATATTCCCCATCACTCGTACCTATTCTTTTGGCAATATAACCAGGTAAATCAGGATCCATTGAACATCTTGAAAATTTCTCAATTCCAACAACATTTTCATCGGTGTCGTAAAAATCACGTACAATTATATCAAATTCTTTAGTGTCTAAATTTATGTTTTGTATTGATATTTTTACTTGTTCGTTTGACGCTTCACCATCAGATATTGTTATAACTTTGAAAAGATCAGCAACTTTACCACCACGTACTTCAGATACTACTGTTGGTGATAATGCTGTCCCCCATCTTTCTACGAAATCATCACCATCTATGTTATAAACATCTGTTGTACTTAAACCTCTAACAAGACCCTGTTGATACAAGTTTTTCAATAAATTAGGATATGATTCATGTACATATACAGGGAAGTCAACATATGATTTATCAAAAACAGAATTACCTAAAACTTTTGTAATGAATTTAGATGATGTGGTATCTAAACTACAGTCAAATGATTTTAAACCACCAGTTAAACCATTAACAACAATTTTAAATTCACTTAAGGGATCAGTATCAATTGTGGATGAAACAATACTAAAATTAGTTGAATTTGTTACCTCTAAAGTTAATGTTTGACCAACATACCTACCTCTAGATCTAAGTGCCGCAACAATTACGTTTGCATATTCTGTGTTTAAAGATGCGGGGTATTTAAATCTTGTTATATTAAATGTACTTGTTGATTGGTTATATACAAAAAGATATGAATAAACACCATCAATTGTTGCATCATTACCTGGAGTAGTTTCTGTATAATAAATGTTATACCAATTCTTTTCACTGTAAATACCAATAGGTGAAACTAAACTAGTACCTGTCAATGGTACTGTTGCAGATGTTGGTACAGGACCAATTGTAAAGTAATCACCATTAGTAAATGTTGTTCCACTCACATATGATGGTATTGTAATACCATCGGTATTTAATTTATCTGATAATTCAGTATAATAAGAACTACTAGTAACCGCTGTTGTAGACATCGTACTAGATCCCGATGTTGGTGTTGCGGTGGTATCAACTGTAACACCACCTAATGTTCTAATACCAAATGTATTATATGGTTTATAACCAGTTAAACCTAAAACTCTTGTTACAAATAATTGATTTGATTCTTGTAAATATGCTTTTGCGACATATCCCAATTCATATTTTGGATTACCATTACCATCTTTTTCTGGTGATGTTGTACCGAAATACGTTCTAAATTCATCAAAATTTGTTATTAAAACTGGTTCGAAAGCGGGTCCTTTTAAAGTTTCACCCACTAAACCTAAAGTAGTCACACCAACGCTCTGTGCGACAAATGTTAAATCTAATTCTGAGGTATATACACCTGGAGACACAAATACTCTGTTTGAAGTAGCCATTGATTTTTAATTTGATTAAATATTTTTATTACGTTTTATTATAAATATCTTTATTTTTACCAAAGATTTTTGTATTTTAAAGATAAAAGATAATAAAATATCTTTTTTTATCTTTTATGATAAATAAGAAATCAAAAAATATTAAGATAAGTGAATTACATCATGAAATGTTAAAAAAACATTGTGAAAAATATGGTTTAAAAATTCATAAAATAGTTGAAAAAATGATTGATGAATTATGTAAACCAAAGAAAAAAGATATATACGGTGAATCTTAATAAACGTATGTAATACTTATTTTTGACCCAACAACTGGTGTGTAATTTAAAGTAACGTCATTTGTTCCTGTAACACTAAATCCAATATCATCACTTTCAACTAAACCATTTATTGTAAATGTTATCACATCTGTAATAGGATTTGCGGTAGTGAATGTTAAAGAAGATCCATCATATATAAAATGTTCTGTTGTTACATTTAAAATTAATCCTTGTGAATTAACTAAATTTATACCCTGTGTTCCTCTATAATAAGTTATTGTTATAACACTCCCATTTGGTGGAGGACTCGCAAAAGTTATTTTTGACGTACCTGCAATATGAAA